CAGATCGTCATCGCCCACGCGCCGTCGATTCTGATCGCCGACGAGAACGGCGTCGAGATCGACATCTCGCGCGAAGCATCGGTCTATCTGGACTCGGCGCCGACCGATCCGCCGGATGCCACGGCCGTTCTCACCTCGCTGTGGCAGGCGAATCTCGTTGGCCTTCGGGTCGAGCGATACATCACGTGGGGTAAGGCTCGCTCGACGGCAGTCGATCGCATCACGAGCGTCGCCTACGCGCCGTAACAGTTCTGGCATGGCGAAGGGCGGGGATGCTCCCGCCCTTCGATCACCCACATCGAGGTATCGAACGATGTCGGACGAAAAAGACGCAACACAGAAACCAGCGACACCGCCGGCGCCTGCCGCTCCGAAGACGAACGAGCAGCGCCCGGAGCCGAACGTCGAGCCGGTGTCAACCTTCCGCGCCGACATGGGCGAAGGCCTGCCGCCGCAGAAAGACCAGCTCAACCCCGATCGGGCCAAGTGAGACTGGCGGTCGCGGTGCCTGCGCTGGACCACGTCTCGGCCTACTTCGCGAACGACTTGGCACGGATGTACGCGGCGACGTGTGCGTCCGTGCCGATGATCACACTTGCGATGATGGTCGGCACGTTCGTCCACCAGGCCCGCGAGAAGTTGCTGCACGACGTAGTGAGTCTCTGGGGCGCCACGCACATCCTGTGGCTCGACGCGGACATGACATTTCCGCCCGACGCTGCGCTCCGGCTGCTGAAGCACGACAGGGACATCGTCGCCGCGAATTACGTCACGCGCGTCGCGCCCTCACGCCCGACGGCGAAGCGCGACGGCCAATGCATCTCGAGCGTTAGCGCGACTGGCCTCGAGGCGGTGGACCACGTCGGTATGGGTGTGTTCCTGATGAAGGCGTCGGTAGTGGCGAGCAGCCCGAGCCCGCACTTCTGGTACTCCACGCCGACGGAAACCGAGGACGTGTACTTCTGCAACCTGCTGCGCGCGGCCGGGCACCGCATTTGGATCGATCACGACCTCTCGAAGGATGTCGGGCACGTCGGACAGTACACGTATCGCGAACCGCGCGCGCATGAGGCGGTGGCCTGATGGGCGCCGCGCTGAGTCTGCCGCATGCCGCCAGGATCCCCGGCTGGTTTCACCACGGGTCGAAGATCCTCGCGCTGCTCGAACGGCATCGCCCAGCGGTCTGTGTCGAGCTCGGGACGTGGCAGGGCGCGTCTGCAGTCCCCGTCGCGCGGATGATCTCACGCTGGGGTGGAACGCTGACGTGCGTCGATACCTGGTCGGGCCAGTTGAACGAGGACGGCGGCACGCTTCCGGACAAGGCGCCGCTGATGATCCTCGGATGCGCGCGTCAGATGGTTGATGCCGGCGTTGGCGCAAACGTCCGCCTCGTGCCAGCGATGACCGCTGACGCCGCAAAAGTCTGGTCGGAGCCGATCGACTTCCTCTACATCGACGCGGATCACAGCTACGACGGCGTGATGGCGGACCTCGTCGCGTGGGTCCCACACGTCAAGTCCGGCGGCCTGATCGTCGGCGACGATTACGACAACGCGATCTATCCCGGTGTGCGGCGAGCGTGGGACGACTACGAGCGCGACCACGGTCTCATGTTCGCCCGCTTCCAGTCAGATCCGCCTGCGCTACAGGGCGTGCAGCTGATCTACGGGATACGGCCATGAAGATCCGCGCAAAAGCAAACGGCGAGATCCTCGAGACCGACGACGCAGCGGCGAAAACGCTGATCGATGCCGGGATCTACGAGCCGGTTACTGAGCCGGGGACCTCCACGACGGTCGAGCCGTTGACGACCGAGAGTCTTCCCGTCCGGAAGAAAGGCAAATGAAATTCTTCGGTCTTGAACTCACGCGGTCCGCGCGCGGCTCGACGGCCGGCCTCTCGCCGATTGGCGCGTCCAACAAGGGCGCATGGTGGCCGTGGGTTCCCGAGCCGTTCGCGGGCGCGTGGCAAAAGAACGTGACGTGGACGACCGACACTGTCCTCGCTCACCACGCAGTCTATGCCTGCATCACGCGGATCGCGCAGGACATCGGAAAGCTGCGCCCGCAACTGATGGAACAGGACGAGGACGGGATTTGGTCGGTCGTCACGAATACCGCGCACTCCCCGGTGATCCGAACGCCGAACCGATTCCAGAACCACATTCAGTTCAAAGAATGGTGGTCGACGTCGAAGCTGGTGCATGGCAACGCCTACGTTCTGCTGGAACGCGACAACCGCGGCGTGGTGGCCGCGATGTACGTCTTGGACCCGACGCGTGTCCAGGTCTTAGTCGCGCCCGATGGCGAGGTGTTCTACAACCTGCACACGGACTACCTATCCGGCCTCGAGACGGACCGCGTCGCCGTGCCCGCGTCGGAGATCATTCACGACCGGATCAACTGCCTCTACCATCCGCTCGTTGGCACGTCCCCGATTTTCGCGTGCGGATCGGCGGCGAACATGGGACTGCAGATCGAACAGAATTCGTCCGGGTTCTTCGCGAACGGGTCCAACCCGAGCGGCATCCTCACGACCCCGTCAACGATCACCATCGAGAAGGCGCAGGAGTTGAGCGATCTGTGGAACGCTCGCTTCGGCAAGGACAAGTCCGGCGGCGTGGCGGTGCTCGGCAACGGGCTGACGTTCGAGGCTATGCGGATGACCGCGGTTGATTCGCAGGTGATCCAACAACTCGCGTGGACCGCGGAAACGGTGTGCTCGACGTTCCACGTCCCGCCCTGGAAAGTCGGCGTCGGCGCGATGCCCGCCTATACGAAATCAGAGTTTGCGAACCAAGCCTACTACTCGGACTGCCTGCAATCGCCGATCGAGCAGTGGGAACTGTGCATGGACATGGCGTTGGGCTTCGATACGCCGACGGAAGGTCGCTACCTGGGCGTTGAATTGGATCTCGACGGCCTCCTCCGAATGGACGCCGCCTCACAGATCACGACGCTCAGGGAAGCGGTGAGTGGGTCCATCCTGACGGTGAACGAAGCGAGGAAGCGAGTCGATCAACCGCCGGTCCCCGGTGGCGATTCGATTTGGATGCAACAACAGAACTACTCGCTCGAAGCGTTGCAGAAGCGCGACGAGAAGGCCGACCCGTTCGCCACGGGGAATGCCGCTCCTCCGGGTGGCGTCCCGGACTCAAACACCCCCGCGAAAACTCCGAGTGTAGACCCGACGACAGAACCTGTCGATCCGGGGACTACTGACGCGACGCGCGCGTGGGCCGCCTTCCTCGTCGGAGACACGCCCACGATGGAGCGAGCCGCATGAGCGACTCCCCGCAGTACGAGGCGTTCCGCGAGTTTGCCCGCGCCACCATCGCGCTCGAGGTCATCCGGGCAACGCAGCCGTTGCAGGAAGAGGTGCGCTCGCTTCGCGGCGAACTCCAGACGCGCGCGTCGACGACCGGACCACAGGGCGAGCGTGGCCTGCTTGGCGAGCGTGGTGAGACTGGGCCGTCCGGGCCAAGGGGCGAGCCGGGGGAACGCGGCGTTGCCGGTCCGGCGGGCGAGAGGGGCGAGCGTGGCGTCGATGGTATCGCTGGTCGCGACGGCGCCACGTCCACGGTGCCAGGTCCACGCGGCGAACCAGGTGAGCGCGGCGCGGACGGGATTGCAGGGCCTCCGGGCCGAGACGGGTTGGCGGGGCGCGATGGCGCTGCGTCGACGGTGCCGGGTCCACAGGGCGAGCGCGGTGAGCGCGGCGTGGATGGGATCGCAACGCTCGATGAGTTGGACGCTCGGATCGAGGCGCGGTTCGCGGAGCTCCAGGTGCGGACGTTCGCGGATGTGTACCAGGGCGTCTTTGAGCCGGACAAGCTCTACGCGCGCGGGTTGCTCACGACGTGGGGCGGGTCGCTGTGGCTGTCGCTCAACGAAACGCGATCGAAGCCCGGCGAGAACGGAGACTGGAAGTTGGTCGCGAAACGTGGCGCGGATGGGCGGAAATAGATGGCGGACCTCGTGACGCTTGCAGAGATGAAGACATATCTCGGTGACGCACCGGCGTCCTCGGACGACGCGTTGCTCACGCAGCTGCTCAACGACGTTGAGGCGTTGTTCGAAGCGGCGACGCTGCGCGCACCCGGCTCGTACACGGCCGGCGAGGAAGTCACGGAAGTCAAAGACGGGACAGGCTCGCCTCGTCTCTATCTCGCCTATCCGATTGCCGAGGACGGCCTCACGTCGGTGAAGCTGGGCTCCAACTCGGCATCGCCCGACGAGACGCTCAGCGTGACGAACAAGGCGGTGCTCGTCTGGGGCGAGGGGTCGCGCTGCATCAGCCGCGTTGACGGCGGTGTGTTCGGACGCGTTGGCCAGCCGCGCTACGTCGAGGTGGTCTACGAGCACCAGGACGACCTGCCCGAAGACGCGAAGCTCGCGATCAAAGAAGTCGTGGCAGCAGTGTACCGCAATCGCGGGTCGGAGGGGATGAAGTCCGAGACCGTCGGCTCGTTCTACAGCTACACGCGCGACGACGTTCAGGCGGCCACAGGAGAGAGCTCGCATTGGCAGATCGCCGTTGCGGCGAACACACCGGTGGTGATCGCATGAGTCTCGCCGGCATCCTCGCCACGAAGGGCGCCGCGGTCGTGTTCTCGAAGACGACTCCGGGCACGTACAACGAGACGACCGATACGACGACGGCGCCCGTCACGGTGTCTGTCGCCGGCCATGCGATGCAGATCGATGGCGACCCGGAGCTCTACAAGAACCTCGAGCTCATCGAGTCCGAGAATCCTACGCTGCTGTTCAAACCCGATACGGTCGGGCAGATGCCGGCACTCGGTTCGACCGTGCTGTGGGGAGCCCAGACGTTCACGGTCAGGAACATCAACAAGCTCGCGATGGACGGCACGCCGACCGCCGCGCGCATCGTGGTGAGCGGATCGTGAACACCTTCGCCGCTCAGATGCAGCAGACCGGCGTCGCGCTCGAGCAGTGGGCGCACGCGGTGCACGAGCGCGTCGCCGACCTGGCGCTCGACTCGATCGCGAACGGATCGGCAACGACCGGGGCGCCTGGCCAACCGGTCGCGGCCGCGCTCTATGAGCATTCCGGCGCGCTCCGCGACTCCTGGCGGAAGAGCCGGGCAGAGGCCGACGTCATCGTGCTCTCGACCGACATCGCGTACGCGCCGCCGGTCGAGGACAATCTCCGCGGCATGCGGTTCACGAATCACGGGCCGCATTCAATCAAGCTCACCGTCCTGGGATCGCCGGCGCTGATCCGGCAGGCGATGCAGGACGTTGCGGGCGGCGCCGCGTGATCGACTCCGATCTCGCGACCCTGGCGCTGCGCAACCGGATGCTCGCGCTCTCGGTCTGCACAACGGGCGCGACGTCGCTGAGCGCCACCGTGACCGGCTACGCACGCGCGGCCGGCTCATTTCTCACCGATGGATTCCGCGATGGCATGGAATTCCTCGCCGCGGGTTTCGCGACGTCGGCGAACAACGGCTACCGGGTGATTGAGAGCGTGAGCGCGCTCAACCTGATCACCACCACGGCCGTCACCATGCCGACAGCGGAAGGCGCCGGATCCGGCCGAACGCTCTCCGTTGGATTGCCGCAGGGCCGCGCGCTCGACAACAAGGCGTTCTCGCCGGTGACGGGTCGCCCGTACATCGAGGAAGACTACGTGCCGGCCCCGTCGCGCATCGTCGGCTATCCGTCCGAGGGCGCTCGGTGCGAAGAACCCGGCCTCTACGTCGTGAAGTGGTATGGCCTCGAGGGGAAAGG